GACGCCGACCGCCACGACGCCGACTTCCAGCGACCTGCCAAGGACGCCGATGCCGTCGCCTCGGAAGGACGCCCATGCATCCTTCTTAAGCCCGTAGTATGTGTGGAGGTCGCGGTCCACGTATTTCCATGCGGCGCGGGCGACCTTGGAACCGGCCTTTGCCAGCTTGATTGCGGCTGCTGTGTTCATCGTTAGACCCCCTGGGCGATTACGTTGGAGCGGAGCTTGCCGTCTTTTGAAACTATTACGAAGGCGTATGCCGTGGCGGTCTCCACGGCATTTGCCGGCCAGCCGTGGTATTCGCCGGCGATGTTGCCGAGGGATCGAGTGGTTCTACTCGTCCCCACCCACTCAAACTTTCCGCCACGCCAGGCGCCAGAGGCGTCGCGGACAAAAAGCGCGGCAATGCAAACGGCATCCGATTTTACCGGGCCGCCAAGGGGGGCGCAGTCGCCTTCGGCCCAACGGTAAGACATCTTTCCGCCGCCGACGCGAAGGTCGGAAATGCGACATCCATCCGCCAGTTGCGCGTTTTTGCCATTGTAACCGCCATAACACCATTCGAGGTCGCCGAACGGAACGGCGTCGGCGTCGGCGGCAGGTTGCGTCTGCGGTGTCTCGGCTGCTGGTTGCGCCGCTTCTGCCGGCAGTTTGCCGAGTAGTCTCGTAAGCCACTTGTCAATCAGCTTTTCAAGTTTTGTCTTGATTTTGGATTTAAGGCTCATTTCGTTCCTTTCTTGTTGCTGTGAGTAGTTCCTGATTTCCTCCAGGGCATCCCTTGCCCCGGAGGCCATTGCCGAGGCGAGCAGCCCAGACGCTACGGCACATGCAATCGATGTGCCGCTAATCGGCGCCGTGCCGTGGCCTCTGATGCGCACCGGGACGCGCTCGCCAGGAAGCATGAGATCGCAGCCACCAGGGGAGAATTTTGCGGGCTTGCCGTCGCTGCCCAGGGCGCCGACGGAAATCGTCTCCTGGTATCTGGCCGGCCACTGGATGCCTTTCGCGGGGTCGTTGCCGGCGCCGCAGACTACAAGAGCGCCGGCGGCGCGCAGGGTTTTGACGGCGCGGCGCAGGCGTGGCTCGCCGCGTGGCACGGCGAGCGAAATATTGACAATTGCCGGCGACTCGGCGGCCGCCGCGAAGAGGGCGTTGGCGAGGTCGTTTGGCGACCCGTGTCCGGACTTCGCCGCCGCCTTGAAAAAGACGAGATGCGCTTCCGGGGCGCGGCTGCGGATGACCTCGGCGACGTTGGTGGCGTGGCCGTTGAGGTCGCGCGGGTCGGGATCACCGCCGACGAACGACCTTCCGGCCTCGCCCTTCGGCGCGCCGGTGTCGATGACGATGACTTTGACCGTTTTCGGCATCATCTTCATTGCATTTTCTCCCTGATTCGGTCGCTGGCGTTATTGCGACGGTGGCGCCTCCGTCTCGCCGCGTCCATCCGTGGCGGGCGCCACTTGTCGGGCGGATCCGCCTCGATCCTTGTCCAGCCGTTCGTCGCCGGCTCCTCGACTAAGCGCACGTAGTGGGCGGTTTCGCCTTCCTTTTTTTTCTGCGACTTAAACTTCTTGGGCCGCGTCCTTGCGATGTAGTTGCTGACGATTGCGCCAGTGTGGTCGATCCAGATGCGTTCGACTTCGCCACCGGCCTTGTGGTGCGCCGCATGGTTCAGCTGTCCTTCGACGGGGAGTTCGATTCTGGTGGTCTTGCCATCCGTGAACGTGACCGTAGCGAATTTGCCCGTGTTGCGGCGTGGCTTCGTCCAAACGACTTCGCCGGTATCGATCACATAGAAACCCGCGCGCTCGTTGAAGTTGGTCTGCCCCGGCGGTGGAACGTCCGCGACGAACGTCTTATCACCATCTTCGATGCGCACCGTTGCCGCCGTCGCGGCGGCCGCTGCAAAAACAATCGCGAAAACAACCTTCATCGCAAACCTCCTACTTCATGCCGATGCCAGCCGGAACGTCGTTTGTCGAAACCTGCACCGTCGTCAAGGCGCCGGAATTGTTGACTGTCAGCCTCCACCATGTTCCATTGGGTGACTGTAGGCAGATGCCGCCACCGGCATAAACCGGGAACGTCGTCATGACGTAGCCGGAAGCGTCGCCGCCGTCCCCGACGAACTTTCCTTTCGCCTTGTAGAATCTCCTAGTCGATCCGTCCACCGGAATCCGCACCAGATCGGCGGATTCGCCCTTGTATGTGACGCCATAGACCGCCTCCGCTCCAGGTGCCGCCTGCCACTCCGCCGTTGTAAGGTCGTGGCAAGTCAAAACTTTGAGGTTCGTTGTGCCAGGGGTGACGTAAACGTAGTCGTGATCCGGGTCTGCGTAAGGGGTGCATTCAATACCGACAATCGCAAACGAGGTGTTCGTCGAGGAGTTCGGCGCACCGATGCGCAATGCGACCTCGCCGCCAGCGTAGCGCGTCACGGTGTCCCCGGCGTCGGCCACGGAATCGATCTTCTCAAACTGCTTTGGCGAGTAGCGGAGCGTGTTGCCGCGCAGATTGACAAGTCCGCTTGCGCCGTATCTCCACCAGTCCTCGCCAAGGTTGTTCTTCACCAGCCTTTGCACCCACGGGCGCAGGTCGCCAAGCGAAATCCGCGTTCCAAGGCGGTCGTAGAAGAAAAAGTCTTGCCCCGAAACTCCTGCGCTAATGGCGCCCGCAGACAAGTCCACCGCGCCGCGCGAGCCGCTCTGCATCGCGTCCGTGGCGTAAACCTCCGTTATGCGGGCCCGAAGATGCGTTAGTAGCAGCGTAACGGTGTCGCGCACGGGAACGGTGGCTTCGATGTAGATCATGCCATCCACCGGCGTGGCGCTTATCTTGCAGAAGTTGTTGTTCATTAACGAGCCTCCGGCAAGGGAGGAGGACTCAATCTTCTCCACGTGGCACGAGACGAGCGACTTTCCGCCGTTTGGCTTTAGCACGGCCGTCCGCCTAACCGTGCGCTGGTTGGATTCCGGCGACGGCGGCCCGGATGCGTTCGCGTTCTCGCCGCCGAAGACGCAGTTCGTAAAGAACGTCACCGTGTCCGTTGCGGAAATGAAGGCCTCGTCGCTGCAGACGATGCTGTAGTCCTCCGGCCCGACGGTATGGATGCGCGTAAACCGCAGCGCGTAAGGGTCGGCCACCGGAATGCGCTGCCCGTCCGGCGCGCCGACGGAGAGGTATGCCACGGCATCGCCGGCGTCGTCCTTCGACTCCGTGGCGACGAGCCTGCCGGGATCGGTGTCGTCGCGGTGCCGGCCCACGGCGTCCCACGACGCGAACTGGACGAGGCCCACCGTGTCGGACGATACGGTGAGCGCGGCCGCGTCCTGCGCCACGGCGGACGACGGGCGCGCAGTCCCGCCGGACACGGCTCCGGCCTCCTCCGCGAACGCGGCGGAAGCCATCAGAAATGGAAGAAAGAACGCCAGCTTCACGTCAACCTCCTACAGTTCCGGCACGCTATTCGTGCCAAACCCTGACCACAGATCATCAAACTCCCAGAAGGACAGCCCCTCCGCGCCACCGCTGTCGAGGCGGATCGCGGCGTCGATGGCGTCCAGAACGTCGTCGTCGAAGTATGTCGGGCCGCCGGTCGAGCGCCCGCCCGTGCTGTAAACCTGGCCGACGGGGACAACTCGCCCGTTCGGCGCTGCAAGGAAGAATGGCGACGCAGAGTCAAACATGTGCGTCACATGCTCAAGCCACGGCACCTGGCCGACCAGTTCGTCGTCCGGGATGTAGTTCTTGTATGGATGCCCGGCCCCGATCGGCATTCCGGTCCACGACACGCTAAAGCCGTATGGGCTTAGCGCGGCCGGCGCCAGGGTCTGGTGCGACGTTATGACAAATCCTGGACAGCCCCGGAAGAACGTGGGCGACAACGCGCGAAGGGTAGCCTCCCGCGCGAAATGCGCGACGCATTGCGTCGGGATGGCGTTGGTGACGCGGCACAGTTCGATGTCCGACGATCCCGGCACCTTGGACACTATCTGGCGCGGGCTGCGGCAGAAAACCACGTCGTTGGTTCCCGGCCCGAAGCGGAAGCGCGGCGAATCCGTCCAGGTCTGCCCCGGCCCCCACATCCAGCTTCCGAAGTGCGTTGCGGAGACGATGTAGTGCGGCGCGACGGCTATCGCCGAACCAGCCCGGAAGTTCCACTTCGGCTTTACGGATTCGTGGCAGTTGACGGTATAGCACCAAAGGTTCGTCCGCAACTCCGGCCAGAAGAAGTCCTCGTTTTCCTTAAGGCACCAGTGACGGTTCGCAACGCCGCCGCCCCATTCGTAGGATGCCGGCCACTCGTTCGTGTAGTTTCTCCCGCCGGTTCCGAACCTCGACAGCGCCCTCGGCGCCATCCATGTTCCCGTGCCGGACTGGTCGAACCTGTTGGATGCAGTCCTGCATTGCACGTGCGCCACCATGTCCCCGACGTTCGTGGACACGGAGTTTAGCCGCGCGAGGACGTTGGTCGTCCAGACCCAGCGCTCCGAGCAATCCCCTTCCATGGCGAACAGTTCGTTCGTCGTTCCGGCGGGCGCTGGCGCGGCGATGACGTAGGCCCTGCGCTCGACGCCGTTCGTGTCGGATGCGACAAAGGCAAACTGACCGAGCGAACCGGAGGCATACGCGACGTTGCCGGTCACGGCGGCGACGGCCCCATACGGATCATCCACGGACACGGATACCTCCGGCGGATCGACGATGCCGGGGATTGCGCAAGCCTCCGGGGTGACAACCGCCTCCCACGATGTCGGGAAGCTGGCCCCCGGTGCGGTAACGGCCGCATAAACGTCCTTGTTCGGAACGTAGCCGGAGAATGCCGGCGTGTTGCCGGACGCCTCAACGGAAAGCGACCACTCGTCCGGCCACGACCACGGGGAAAGCCACTCCAGCGTCAAGACCTCATTGGTCTCCGCCCATTCGGCAAACACGGGATCGGACTCGGCCGACAATGGCGGCTCCGCAGCTTTTGCCCAGGCGGGGACGGTGGGGTCGGACTCCTCCGTGAGAGGCGGGGTTTCGGCCTTAGCCCATGCCGGGACCGTGGGGTCGCTCTCCTCCTCAATCCAGGGCGCATTGGAAACTTCGACCAGGGAGAAGTCGATGGACTGGACGGGAAGCGGCAGGGAGTTGGGCGCGAAGCCCGGAGATTCGAGCATGCGGAGCGTGAAGTTCGCCGCGTATGTGAGGTTGGAGCCGTCGCCGGTGAGCGAGACGCCGAGGAAGCCGCGGTAGGAGGCCGCGCCCACGTCGTTTGTAGGCGTCCAGGAGGCCGAGACCACGCCGTTCGTAGATACCGTTGCCGGCGCCGGGCCCCAGTAGCGGTCCATGCCGTTTGTCTTCCACCAGAGGCCGGCCGTCGCGCCCTCCGGTATGGCGAACGGTTTTCGGCCCCGGACGAGCTGCGCGGCCAGTTCGACGGTCTCGCCATGCCATGCGGAGGTCTGGAAGGCGGCGGGGCTGCCGACGTCGGCGTCCCATGTCCTGGGGACGCCGGCGAGTGCGGGGAGGCAGCCGGCCAGAATGGCCGCCGCAATGGCGGCCGCAAGCATGGCGCGGTGGTGTTGCATGGCGTTTGTCCTTTCTAGTTCGGGGCTAGGCCTTGAAGGCGAAGCCGCGGTTGTAGTCGGCCACGAACGCGTATTCCTGTGGCCAGCTGAATTCCAGGTGGTTGTCGAAATCGTTCCCGCCAGGCATCCCCGGCGGGTGGTTCGCGGGCGGCAGGGCGGCAACGATGGACTCCGTCGCGCTGCCGCACACCGTTTCGCCCGGATTGAGCGTGTAGTGGCCAGCCCGCTCCGCCGCCGGCGAGAACCCGGGGATGGACTCAATCTGCCCCCAGTCAAACTCGTAGTAGTCGACGGCCTTCGCCGGGTCGCCCTCCGCATGCTGGGTCCAGTTGTTGTTCCAGCGCCACTCGCGGCGCAGCCAGCCGCCGTGTTCGTCGTCTGGGTCCGGAACGGCCTCGAACCCGCGGCGCCACGCGCCGCGGACATTCCGTTCGGAGTACCACTCGTCGCCGCCGGCCTTGCGCTCGCGGGAGTGCGTCCCCATGGCGACGAGGCTCACATCAGCGGCAAATGGGCCGGGGTTGGCGTAGACGGGCTTCTCCAAGAGCCTCCCGTGCCATTCCCAGACAGTTCGGGGGCGGGGCTGGCCGTAGTCGGTCACCCAGCAGTAGTCGTCGAACTGGTATGCCAGCAGGTGGTTGCCGGCGCGGCCCCGGACATGGCCCTCGTCCTGCTCGGCGAGGGTCTCCGACGGGTCTTCGCGCGAGCCGTCGGGGAGCCACGCCCCGGAGTCGTGGCGCCAGTATACACTGCGGACGCGGTCCCAGCCGCAGGCGTCCGTGACATCCACGTGGCGGAGGCGGCTGATCCAGGAACGCATTGCCAGGAGCCATTCCCGGCACCGCCCGGCATCCTCCGGGCGCTGGGCCGGACGGAGCTGCCGCCGGCGAGGTCGGCGCGGCTCGGCGAGTGCCAGGCCGCGCTCTGCCTCTCCCGGCGCTGCCTGGTGATCGACGAGGCGCACCACCTGGGGCCGCACTGCCTCAACGCCGTCAAGACCCTCGTGAACACGACCCCGGGCGAGTTCATCCTGGTGGCGATCCCGTCGCTCTGGGCCAAGCTCCAGAAGAACGCCTACCAGGAGGCGCGGCAGCTCACCACGAACCGCCTCTCGGAGAGGGTGCAGCTGAAGCTGGCCGACGCCGACGTGGCGCGCTACCTCTCGAAGTTCTACCCCGAGGAGGCGCAGTCGGCGCTGCGGCACGCGGCGCGGCTCGTCCGCGTCCAGGCCGCCGCGAGCGGGAACATGGCGTTCGTGCGCGACACCGTGCGCGAGCTGCGGGACGCCCCGCCCACGCCGGAGAACGTCGCCAGGGCCGTCGAGGCCGTCGCCGCGAGGAGGTAGCCCCCGGACCATTCAACCATTCAACCTTAACCAAGGAGAACCCAAAATGGCATCGAAGACGATAGACACCACGATCCGCACGGCCGAGGAGCTGGGCGGGGTATTGGGCGAATACGCCCAGGCGGTCCTGGACCGCGAGCGCGTCGAGAACGCGCTGGAGAAGGGGATAGCGCGGCTGCGCGAGGAGGCGAGGCCGGAGCTGGAGACGCTGAAGGCGACGGAGAAGGCCCTGCTCGACGACATGGCCGCCTACGCCACCCTCCACCCGGAGATCTTCCCCAAGGGGCGCAAGAGCCTCGAGATGGCGCACGGCACGGTCGGCTTCCGCACCGGCCAGCCGAGGGTCACGCTGCGGCGCGGCCTCAAGGAGGAGGACCTCGTCGAGCGCCTGATGCAGGACGGCATCGACGCGCTGATCCGCACGCGCCCGGAACTCGACCGCGACCAGGCGATCAGGCAGTGGCAGGAGGGCGTCGAGGCGGTGGTCAGGCGCAACGAGAGGTACGGCATCCGCGTCTCCCAGGCGGAGAGGTTCTTCGCCGAGATCAGGCGGGAGGAGGCGTGATGGCGCGGCGCCACCCGTCATGGGCGGACCGGCGAGCGGCGGCCGCGGCCGCCGCGCCGGTTTCGCCGGCGCAGGTCCGCGCGCTCATCCTTGAGGCGCGAAGGGCGTGGTCGGAGCAGGCGCGGATCGGCATGACCGGCCAGGGCTTCGACGTGTGGCGCAAGGGTGCGCTCTGGGACTGCCGGCGCAAGACCAGCTTCCGGGCGCTCGACCAGGGCGACTTCGACGTGGCGCTCGCGCACTTCCGGCGTCTGGCCGGCGACCCGCGCGGCGCCGGCGAGGCCGAGGCGGAGGCTGCGGGAGACCTCCGCCGCGCCCTCTGGGACTTCCGCCGCCTCTGCCGCAAATACGACGCGAAGGGGCTTTTCGCCCCGGCCGGCGCCGAGGCGTACTGCCAGGAGATAGCGAAGGACGCCTTCGGGAAGCCCGTCTGTGAACTTGAGGCCGACCAGGTGCGGAGGCTGTCGCTGACCCTTGCGGCCAGGGCGCTCGCGAAACGGGGGGCCGCGAAATGATCGACTCGCAGCTGCTGCCCGGAATGGAGGAGTTCGCCGAGAGCGACGCCCGGCGCGGGGCGAGGGCCGCCGTGGCGGCGGCTGCGAAGCCCGACATGCTGCGCGTCGCGCCCGGGAGGCACGCCTGGGTGCCGAGGGACGGCGGCGAGCCTCCGGCGCTCGCGCTGTGCCGGTGGTCGCCCGACGGCGAGGGCGCCTTCCGCCCGGTGCCTGTCGGCGGCGGGAGGTGGGCGCGGCTCGATGCGCGGCTGCTGGCGCTGCTCGGCTTCAGGTCGGGCAGCCGTCCGGGGCGCTACGCCACCATGCTGCGGCTGGCGCGCGCCGGGTTCGTGGAGATGGTCAAGGTCTCGCCGGGGTGCTGGCTCCTCGACCTCGACAGCTGGCACCGGCACATAACTGCGTGCATGGACGACCCCGACATGTGGGAGCCCGGCTCCGAGGCCGTCCGGCGCTACAACTACGCCAACGGCCTCGGCGGGTTCGGGGTTCGCGGGCGCAGGCGACGCAAGGCGGATCAGGCGGATAAGTCGGGTTTGGTATAATGGAGAGGCGTGAACGGCATGGAGCACAAAGTTGAAATAGGGACTAGATTCGACGCCGCCGACAAGGCGGTGTCCGGCATTTTGAGGCGGCGCGCGCTCGCCCGGGCCGAGACGGTCGGGGCGATGGCGCCGAAGCTCAGGCAGAGGGCCGTCGCCGTCTCCGGCGTCGAGGACGCAAAGACCCTCGCCGCGATTCGCGAGGCGTGCGCGTCCGTGCCGGAGGGCAGGGACTGGCGCGAGGCTAGGAAGGACGTGGAAGCGGCGCTCGAAGGGCGCGTGAGGAACGCCAAGGCGCGGGCCGAGCTGGTGCTGCGCATGAACTGCGAGACCGCACGCGCCCAGGCACGGTGGCGGGACATGCAGAGCGTCAAAGACATCCTCCCATACCTCATGTATTCCACGATGGGCGACGGCGAGGTCAGGCCGTCGCACAAGGCCCTTCATGGGAAGATCTTCAGGATCGACGACCCGTTCTGGCAAACGCACTACCCGCCATGGGACTGGGGATGCCGTTGCACCGTCATCCAGATGGACGCCGAGCAGGCGAAGGAGATGTGCGAGGGCGGCATCGGGCAGATGGCCTCGAAGGAGTTCATGCAGGACTTCCAGGCCCGCTTTGGGAACGAGAAGCGCCGCTTCGAACTCGACCGCGAGGGCGACGGCGACTTCACCGACGAGGATGCGATGGGGATTTCCGAGGCGGAGCGCAAGGAAATGCACGACGTGCTTTCAGACCCTGCGCACACCGTCGAGAACGAGCGCGGCGAGACCGAAAACGCATGGGATTTCCTGTGGCGCACCGGCCCCCAGGCCAAGGATGAATTGTGGCTGCGGGAACACGCCACCACCGGCAACGAGGCGGTAGTGGTGCGTGACGCCGAAACCGGCAAGGTCCTGGAGCGTTCGACCGGCAGGGCGACGGAGGTGGACACGGAGACCGAGTGGTACCGGGAAGGTCTTCCGGGCAAGGTGCGCACGACGCACATCCACCCGGACGAGGTCAATCCGATTCCCAGCCCGGAAGATCTGATCACGGCGCTCCAGGAGCGCTCCGATGCGGAACATGTCACGACGCCGTGGGAGCGGACGGTGACCATCCGCCCGAAGCCGGCGGAGAAGCTCAAGCGGAAGCGGTGGGAGAAGGCGCTTCTGGAACTGCGCAGGGCGCTGGACTCCGGCAAGATGGAAGAGGAGGAGTGGCTGGCATGGCTGATGGAACGCAGAGAGACCTTCGGGTTTGAACCAGGGAGGGCGGAACAATGACATGGGAAGATGCATGGGCCGAAATCCTGGAGACGCGGGAGGAGATCAAAACTTGGGGGAGGCCCCCACGCGACCTTTCGAAGCTGACGCCGTGGCAGAACGCGATCCTGGACAGGAACGCGTCGCTGCTCAATTGGGTCTTCGACTGGAAGTACCGGGAACTCAACACGCCGCAGCCCCGCGAGGAATGGCGGAAGACTCTGCCGCCCCGGACGCTTTACCAGGGGGAGGACCGGCTATGAAGGGAAGCGGTTTCACCATTGACCTTTCGCCGCTTAAGGCTAAGCTTAAGGTTGTAGAGTCCTCCGGGTTCAAGCGCGCTGTGGCGCAGGCCGCCGCCCAGGCGGCGCTGAATCAGGTTGGGATTGCATTTGAGACCCAGGGCGCGCATTACGGCAAGGCATGGGCGCCAAGGGCCGCATCAACGACTGCGGCGCTTTCTGCGCGGAAGCGCAAGAAAAACGGCAAGTTAGGCAAGGCTCGGACGCCAAAGCCCCTACTCGTTTCCACAGGCACGCTCAAAAAGAGCTTCTTCGTCGATGGGTCTGGGGGCGACGCCGTTGCGGTTGCGACTCCGGTGCCCTACGCCAAATACCACGAATACGGGACGAAGAAGATGCCGTCGCGGCCGGTGATGCCGATCGACCCGCAGGGGAACCCGCGCGGCGGCAAGGTTGAGGCTGCCATCAAACGGGCGATGGAGACTGCGGCGAAGCAGGCGCTCGGCATGAAATAGCCGCGCTCGCAGACACAAGCCAGACCGTCAAAGCAAAGCAGGGTTGGCCATTTCGGCCAACCCTTTTTCTTTGTCTCTTTCGCCGCGTTCCAACCCCTTCCAAATCTTTCAGGCGGCTACAGCATGAGGAAAATGGTATGGCAAATGGTATGTTTCGAGATGTGACATCGGCATATGACTTTAGCAGGCGTTTCGCGGCCCTGGACGATATGAATCGTGGGATGCGGGAAAAAGCGGAGCGCGAGCGCAAGGCGGCGGAGGCGGGCGCCGATGGCGTGACTAGCGGAACTGGCGGTATCGGCGGTATCGGGACAGG